ATGGAGTTCAAGACAAAGCCCTTTACCCACCAGTTGGACGAGGTCAACGCGCGCTGGGATACCCCGGCGTGGGCCCTGTTTTGGGAACAGGGGACGGGGAAGAGCAAGCCGGTCATCGACACGGCGGCTCGCCTCTGGGAGGCCGGCAAGATTGACGGCGTCCTCATCGTGGCGCCCAACGGGGTTCACCGCAACTGGGTGGAGCAGGAGCTACCCACGCACCTCCCCGACTCGCTGACCCCGGACCTCATGACGCTCTGCTTCCAGTCGTCCAAGTCGGACACCCAGTGGCACCAGCGCGCGGTCGAGCGCCTCCTGGCCCACCCGGGCTTCGCCTGGCTCTCAATCAGCTATGAGGGCTTCATGACGAAGCGGGGTCACAAGGCGCTCGTGGAGTTCTTCTACCGGCGCAAGCTCCTGTACGTCATTGACGAGGCGCACTCAATCAAGGAGCCCACGGCGCGGCGCACCAAGTCCATCCTCAAGTCAGCCAAGTATGCGCCCTTTCGCCGGGTCCTCACCGGGACGCCTATCACCCAGGGGCCGTTCGACGCCTACACGCAGGTCAAGTTCATTGACGAGGGCTTCTGGGAACAACACGGCTTCGGCTCGTTCACCGAGTTCAAGCACCACTTCGGGGTCTTCAGCGAGATTTGGAACCCCACGGCCTTCAACCCCAAGACGGGGCGCCGTGATGGCCGGTACGTCGAGGTGCTGAAGGAGTACCGCCGGACAGACGAGCTACACGACCTGCTGAAGCTCGTCTCGTCTCGCGTCACCAAGGATGAGGTCCTGGACCTCCCGCCAAAGCTCTACAGCAAGCGGTTCTTCCAGATGAACGAGGAGCAGGCCAAGCTCTACAAGCAGCTGCGCGACGAGTACATGGCCTGGCTCACGCTCCACCCGGAGGAGCGCGCGGTGGCCGTGGGCGCCTGCCCTGACTGCGGGGGCGCCCGGGAGCGCGTAGTGGAGGGGATGATCTACCCCTGCGACACCTGCTACAACCTCCAGACGGGGGACACGCTCGTGGCGGCGCCGCTCGCGATGGTCCGCCTGCTCCGCCTCCAGCAGGTGACCAGCGGCTACCTCCCCACAGAGGACGAGTCCGAGCCCGTCTACACCATCCCTGGGCCCAACCACCGGCTTGAGGAGACCCTTGACCTTTGCGAGGAGGCCCAGCACAAGGTCATCGTCTGGGGGCGGTTCCAGCTGGACCTGACCCTGCTCCAGGAGGGCCTCGCCGCCCGGGGCATCTCGGCGGTGCGGTACGACGGGACAGTGGACGAGGAGGGCCGCGCCGAGGCCAAGGCCCGGTTCACGGGCACCCGCCCGAGGTATGAGCACGGACAGGTCGTGGGCATCGACCCCGTGCCCGAGGACCAGCAGGCCAAGGTGTTCCTGGGCAACCCGGCGGCCGGCGGGACGGGCCTGACGCTCACCCAGGCCAAGACGGTCATCTACTACAGCAACAGCTTCAAGCTCGTGGACCGCCTCCAGTCGGAGGACCGCGCCCACCGCATCGGCCAGGACAACGCGGTGCTCTACGTTGACCTGGTCGCCGAGCAGACGGTTGACGAGAAGATAGTCACGTCGCTGAGGACCAAGAAGAGCATTGCGGACCAGATACTGGGGGACACCCCGAAGGAATGGCTATGAGCAAGGTCTTTGTCGTACAGAACCAACACCGCTGGGACCCCGCCAAGGGCGCCTTTGTCCCCAAGTTTGACCTCACCTCCGCCACGAAGTACGGCGAGCTGGTCTACTTGTTGACCCCCACGGCGGCCCCCTTCAACTCCGGCCCAGTCATCAACGAGTTGCGAGACAAGCTCGCCTTCTTTGGCGACGATGACTGCCTGCTCCTCATCGGCAACCCGGTGCTGATTGGCTGCGCGGTCGCGATAGCCTCTGAGGTCAACAACGGTCGGGTGCGGATGCTCCAGTGGTCGGGGACCGACCGCCGGTATGTCCCTGTACAGGTAGAGCTAGGGTGAGGCAGAAAAAAGTATAGACTCGGGGACCTTGTTTAGAGTAGGTTAGTTTCTATGTTTAGAAATGGAGAATCAGAACAGACGCTAACCCTCGTGACCTGCCCGGTCTGCAAGGGGACCAAGGTCCACCCCGGAGGGGGTCAGCCCTGCCAGAATTGCGGCGGCCAGACGAGGTACGGTGTCGCGAGCGGCACGACGTTTGTCCGCGAGGACGGGACGCCTTGCGTTCACGTATACCAAGCGCAACGCCATTCGCGTACTTTTGTGACCTACCGCTGCACTCAATGCCCGTTCAACTACACAATCGACTCGGGAGACTAGAAATGGTGAACAAAGAACCAATGAGCATAGAAGATGCGGCCGCCTACCTGGAGGTTGCGGCCACCCCCACCAACGGTGCTGACCTGGCGAAGCTCACGGAGCTAGCGGAAGCCCAGCGCTTGGCGGAAACCGAGCTAGAGTTGGCCGAGGTCGCCTTGGCGAAGGCCAAGGACAAGCTCGCCGGGCTCGCAGAGCGAGCGATTCCCGAAGTGATGGAGGGCCTCGGGCTAAAGGAGTTCAAGACCACAACGGGGCTGATCGTCACCCTAGCGGAGACGGTTCGGGCCTCAATACCCGAGGGGCGTCGGTCAGAGGCATTTGCCTGGCTGCGCGAGCACGGGCACGCCGCCCTCCTGTCGCGGGCGGTCTCGGTGGCCTTCGGGAAGGGCGAGGACCAGAAGGCGGAGGAGTTGGTGGGCCTCCTGCGCGAGCGCCAGCTACACCCACAGGACAAGACCGCCGTCCACCCGTCCACGCTCGCTGCCTTCGTGCGCGAGCAGCTGCGAGAAGGTAAGGACCTGCCGCTGGAGACGTTCGGCGTCCACCGCCAGCGCGCGGCCAAGGTCACGCTTCCCCAACCCCGGGCAAAGAAGGGGTGACAGCAGGGAGAGACCGCACCAGCATAGGGCCAAGGCTGGTTTCAACTTGGCTCATTGTACGAAAGGGATACCATGTCGAACAACAGCAAGCAGGGCAGCAAGAGTACAACCTCCACCGCGATGACGCCGCCGGCCGCCCCGGTCGTGGACGAGAAGGCAATTGCGGAGGCCGCGGCATACGAGCAGTTTGCCGGCGCGGGCTTCGAGGGCCAGACCGCCGAGGACTTGACCATCCCATTCCTGGTCATCCTCCAGGGCCTCTCGCGCCAGCTCCAAGACAACTCGGAGTTGCGCCAGGGCATGATCTTCAACACGGTCACCGGCGACTTCGCCGAGGGCAAGGACGGCATTGCGTTCATCCCCGTGGTGACGCAGCACCTCTTCGTCGAGTGGAAGCCCCGGGCGCAGGGCGGGGGCTTCGTCGGCCAGCACCAGGCCACGGACCCCATCGTGGTCGCCGCCAAGAACGCGGCCAAGGAGTTCGGCAAGTACAGCACCCCGGCCGGCAACGACCTCATCGAGACCTTCTATGTCTGGGGCCTCTCCCTGGGCGAGGGCGGTGACGACTGCATCGAGGTCGTGCTGGCCTTCACCGGGACCCAGATCAAGAAGTACAAGACCTGGATGACCAAGGCGCGCACCATCCAGATTCAGCTGCCCGACGGTCGCCGCATCCCGGCGCCCCTGTTCGCCCACCGCTACCGCCTCAAGACGGTCGGCGAGAAGAACGCCAAGGGCAGCTGGCACACCTGGGACATCGGGTTCGACGCCACCGACGCCGCCTCTGCGCGCCTGCTCCCCAGCGACATGCGCTTCCAGGCGGCGGTCAAGATGAAGAAGCTCATCGAGGAGGGCCGCGCCAAGGCCGCCCACGAGTCCACGCGCTCGGAGGCCGAGGCCGCCAGCGGCGGCCCCTCGGGCGGCCCGTCCGCCAGCGACAAGCCCGTGTTCTAGTCCACCAGCTCAACACTACGGGTTACGCCTGGAAGCTGCTCGCAGTTGGGAATAGGGCTCTGGTCGGGAAAGCCAGCCAGCGGGGTGCGAGGCCCCGCGCTCTGGGGGCATGGGTTAGGCAGCGGGTACAACGCTGCGGTCGGGTTCGACTCCCGGCGCTTCCACGGAGGTAACGGACAATGAGGCTCCACATAGGTCTACCGCTCCCCCTCAACCTGGTCGCCCAGGTTGAGGGGCTTCTGCGGGGCAACAAGTATGGCATCGAGTTCACCCGGCCGGACAAGCTCCACTGCACGCTGCGCTACCTCGGCGAGACCGAGGACACGGCCACCCCGGCCATCATCGAGCATCTCCGGACGGTGCGGCACCAAGAGCTACACCTGACGTTGGAGGGCTATGGGACATTCCCCAGTAATGAGGATCGGGTGGGCGTCCTCTGGCTCGGCGTTGGCGGTGTGGTCCAGCTTGTGAAGCTGAAGGCCTCTGTCGAGCGCGCCTTGGGCGAGGGCTGGGTCACGAGGCACTACCACCCCCACGTGACCCTCGCCAAGGGCCTCCGGCCAGAGCAGCAGGAGTTGGTCGAGCAGTTCATGCTGGAGCGGCCGGCGCTGTTCCGCCACCGCGACTGGGTGGCCACCTCGTTCTACTTGTACGGCAACCCGGGGGACGGCGGCCCCTACCGTACCTTGGCGGAGTTCCCGCTGTACCGTCAGATGAGTCTGTTCTGATGGACTGGGCCCCTCAACAAGACACGGCGCTGAAGCTGGTAGAACGCTGGCGGACCTCGGGCAGGGACCCGGTGTTCATGCTCGGCGGCTACGCTGGGACGGGCAAGACGACACTGGCGCGCCACTTCGCCGCGAGCGTCCCGGGCCGCGTCTGCTTCGCGGCGTACACGGGGAAGGCGGCCCACGTCCTGCGCCGGTCGGGCGTCCCCTCCGTCTCCACCATCCATAAGCTCATCTACCTCCCCAAGGAGAAGTGCCGCGCGAAGCTCAAGGAGCTAGAGGCCCAGCGGGAGCAGCTGATGACGCTCCCGTCGCCCACGGCCGAGCAGACACAGCAGATACGGCAGCTCAACGTCGCCATCGCGGAGGAAATGGAGAACCTAGCGCGCCCAGCATGGACGCTCAACACGGACAGCGAGTTGGTTGGCGCGTCCCTACTCGTCATTGACGAGTACAGTATGGTGGACCAGCAGATGGGGGAAGACCTCCTGAACTTTGACGTCCCCATCCTCGCCCTGGGCGACCCTGGTCAACTCCCTCCCGTCCGGGGCCACTGCTTCTTTGGGCGACAGCCTGACTACATGTTGACTGAGATTCACCGCCAGGCCTCGGACAACCCCATCATTCGCCTTTCCAAAGATGTGCGGGAGGGGCGCGTGCTCGCCCCGGGCACTTACGGCTCCAGCCGGGTTGCCCCCCTAGGCGACCTTCCCAAAGACGAGCTACGGGCGATGATACTGGGGACGGACCAGCTATTGGTCGGGCGGAATGCGACCCGCCGCAGCAGCAACCGGCGCACGCGCGAGCTACTGGAGCGCAAGGACGTTCTGCCCGAGGTCGGGGACAAGCTCGTCTGCCTCCGAAACAACCACCAAGCCGGCCTCCTCAACGGTCAGACTTGGAGCGTGATGGCCCCGCTCGAGATGGACGAGGACTTCTTGGTGCTGGACGTCGGCAACGAGGACGGTGACCGGGTTACTTGTCTCGCCCACCCCAACCACTTCGTAGGGACGGCGGACAGCCTCGACTACTGGACCCGACGGAGCGCCGAGGAGTTTGACTATGGGTACGCGCTGACCGTCCATAAAGCCCAGGGCTCCCAGTGGGACCGCGTGGTCTTGTTCGACGAGTGGTATGGTCAAGACCGACAAAAGTGGCTCTACACGGCCATCACCCGAGCGGCCGAGACCATCACCGTGGTCCAGATGTAGGGGCGAAAGCTCCATGGTTTCGTAGGCTTAGAAAATAGTTTACTTTTTCACTAGCTTTTTCTTGCGGACAGGGTAAAGTCAAGTTGACTTCGAGGTTCAACTCAAGTACCCTGTAGCAGAAAAGGAGATCCCGTGACGAACACGAACAAGACTTTCCCAGCCATCGCCGAAATCTACAACCTGAGCGGCCCGGACCTGGTGGCCCTCCACAACCGTCTGATCCAGGAGCTCCCCGAGGACGGGCGGCCCAACGCGGTCAAGCGGTTCCCGTCCCTCAAGTCGGGGCAGGGCCGCGTCCGCAAGCTCCTCAAGGCCCTCACCAAGGACCAGCCGGCAGCGCCGCAGGCCCCCAAGGCGAAGGAGAAGGCGGAGCGCGCCGCGCAGCCCCGGAAGCACAAGGGCACCAACCTCCTCCCGGGCGAGGACGTCACCCCCTGCCGCGAGGGCACCAAGCAGTCCATCATGGTGGACCTGCTCTCCCGCAAGGAGGGCACCACGATGGCCGAGTTGCTCCAGGCCCTCTCGGGCGGCAAGCGGCCCTGGGTGGAGGCGACCGTCCGCAGCGGCTTCGGCTGGGACATGAAGCTCCACGGGTACGGCGTGCGCAGCGTCGTCAAGGACGGCGAGCCCGAGCGGTTCTACCTCGTGCTGCCCCACGGCAAGCGCGTGGCCCCGCACACGCCCCGCAAGAGCGGCGCGCTGGTCGAGTAGTCCCCCAGCGACCCCCAGCAGCGCGCACGGGAGGTGCGCGCTGTGCCCCTCGGGCGTCCCCGGTTCGACTCCGGGAAGGGGCACCCACCACCAGGACCAACCCAGAAAAGGAGGCTACCAATGGACCACCTCTTGGTCGAGGACTTCGGCCAACAACTGCTCTCAACCGGCGACCTTGACCCTGTGTACGTCGCGCTGTACAAGATGGACCAGGACTGGATGTGGGACCCGGGCCAAGACAAGCGCTGGCTCATCGCCTATTGGATGTTCTACAACTGCGGCGTGGCGTCCTACCTGTCGGAGCTTCGCGGCCTGGAGTACTGGGAGGCGGCGATGACCGCTGCGGAGAACATCGAGGACGCGCCCCCGGGTGGCCGGTGGCCTCGGGGCAAGGAGCGGCGCCACTTCCGGGGCGAGGCGGCCACGACGGCGGTGCGCGCCCTCACCATCAAGTACGGGGCCACCCCGGAGGCCATGGTGGACTACTGCTGGGCCCCTACCCTACGGGAGGTCACCCAGCGCGTCCAGAGCCACGCGCAGTTTGGCCCGTGGATTGGCTTCAAGGTCGCGGACATGCTGGAGCGCATCCTGGGCCTCCCGGTGGCCTTCAACGACGCCGAGGTGATGATGTTCAAGGACCCGACCAAGGCGGCGCTGATGGTCTGGAATGCGTGGGACGTCCAGGGCAAGCTCCCGCAGCCCCGCACGATGACCGACAAGGAGCGCGTGACCTACGTCGCGCAGCGGCTCACCAACTACTTCCGCGACCACTGGACGTTCGCACCCCCTCGGCACAACCGCTCCGTCAACATCCAGGAGGTCGAGACCATCTTGTGTAAGTGGAAGTCGCACTGCAACGGCCACTACCCGGTCGGCAACGACATCCACGAGATAGCCGTGGGCACGGCGCCCTGGGCGAAGGTCTCCCCGACGGCGGAGGCCTTCCTGTCCCGCTTGCCCAACCTGGCGGCGTTCGTCGGGGCCAGTGAGCTCGGGTAGTGGCCTCCACGTGGGGGCGGCGGCGTGGACTCCCGGGGTATGATGAGTTCAGGACGGGGCTGACCTTCAGCGACGTCCAGAGCATGCTCTGGAGCGAGTCGGAGGACAGCGCCGACTGGCGGTACAAGCGGCGCGGGACGGTCCTGGGCCTCTGGCACAGTATCAAGCAGGACCTCTACAATGAGGCGGTCTCCAGGGGCTACCTGAGCGACGAACAGAAAAAGTAAATTTACCTATCAGCGTTGGTGGTCGTAAGGTCTTTAGCGACTCTCGGGGATGACCTCTCACTGAAAGAAACAAGTCTTGCTAGTCAACAACACTCCTGTTGAACAGTACGATGTACGCGGCATCCAGGTCTGGGTGAAGCGCGAGGACCTCTGCGCCCCCTTCCCGGGACCCTCATTCAGCAAGATTCGCGGCGTGGCGGCCCACATCGCCAACCGCCCAGAGCAGGTCATCGGCGTCCTTGACACGTATCACTCTAAGGCCGGCCACGCGGTCGCCTACGTCTGCGCCAAGCTCGGGAAGCACTGCGTGGACTTCTGGCCCGCGTACAAGCGCGAGGTCCAGCCCGACGGCTCGGTGGCCCTGCGCGAGGCCCAGCGCAACGCTCTCAACCTAGGGGCGCACCTGGAGCAGCTGCAAGCTGGCCGTTCGGCCATCCTCTACCACACGGCCAAGAAGCGTCTGAGGGCGGAGTGGCCCAACAGCTACCTGATGCCCAACGCGCTGAAGCTCCCCGAGTCGGTCACCGAGAACGCGGCCGAAGTCGTGCGCTCAGCGGCGACCATCCCAGCCTCGGGCACGCTCATCTGCTCCGTCTCCTCGGGCACAGTCGCTGCGGGCGTCATCCAGGGCCTCCACCTCCTGGGCCGCCTCCAGGACTACCAGGTGGTGCTCCACCTGGGCTACTCGCGGAGCCGCGCTGCCGTCCAGGAGTACGTGGAGCGGACGGCCGGCGTGGAGCTCAGGAACAACTTGACCGTCGTGGACGAAGGCTATGCCTACGCTGACGAGGCAGGCCCGCTGGACGAAGCCTGCCCCTTCCCGTGCAACAGGCACTATGACCTCAAGGCTTGGCGGTGGCTCAGGACCCGCGAGCCCGGGTGGGTGGCGGACCACTCCCCAATCTTGTTCTGGAACATTGGAGACTAACACCATGGATGAGCAACTGGCCCCGCTCCCTGTCCCGACCGACGTCCAAGAGCGCTACAGGTACTTCATGCGCCCCGACCCCAACCAGAAGGAGTTTGTCGGCGACCCAACGACAGAGGACGACCCGCTGACGGGTCACCCCGTCACCTACCGCCTGGCCAAGGTCGGGATGGTGCGCAACGCCAAGGACGAAGACAAAAAGGTGGTGAAGGTCTACCTCACCATTGGCGGCCGGAAGTACGCGCCCCACATCCGCGTCGAGCACGGCAAAGCGCTCCAGGGCTGGTACCAGGACAAGCACAACGACAAACACAACAGCCGGCCGCGTCCCTGCTTCTCGGAGGCCCTCCTGACGGAGCCTTACGGGGGCTACTGTACGGTGGGCTGCGCGTTCTGCTACATCAACAGCGGCTTCCGAGGCTACCGGGGGAGCGGCTTGTTGATGGTCCCGTCCAACTACGGGGAAGAGGTGCGCCACCAGCTGTCGCGCTTCCGCACCGCCACCGCTGGCTACTTCTCCAGCTTCGTGGACCCCTTCCTGGAGATTGAGGAGGTATACCACAACACCCAGCGCGGCGCGGAGGCATTCGTGGCCGCTGGCCTCCCTGTGTTCTTCCTGTCCCGGCTGTCCTACCCCTCCTGGGCGGTGGACCTCCTGACCCAGAGCCCCTACAGCTACGCGCAGAAATCGCTGAACACGGGTAGCGATGACGATTGGGGACTACTCTCGCCCGGGGCTGTTCCCCTCCGAGACCACCTAGACGAAGTGCGGATGCTTCGCGCCCGGGGCATCTACACGTCCATCCAGGTCAACCCCGTCATCCCCGGCATCACGCCCCACGACAGCATCCGCCGGCTGTTCGAGCGCTTGTCGGAGGTCGGCAACAACCACGTCATCGTCAAGTTTGTTGAGGCTGGCTACAGTTGGGCCGGGGCAATGGTGGAGCGCATCGAGTCGCGCTTTGGCGCGGAGCGGACCCAGCGCTTCAAGGAGTTGTTCACGGAGAACCAGCCCGGCTCGCAGCGGACGGTCCAACAGTCGTACAGGATGGCGGCGCATCTTCTGTACCGTTCCTGGGCAACTGAGCTGGGCATGACCTACGCAACGTGCTACGAATACGCCAAGGACCCCGAGGGCAAGTGGTACAGCCTCGGGCGTTCGATGACGACCGCAGCCCAGTGCCACGGCCAGCGCGTTCCCGTCTTCACGCGGGCCACAACCAGTGAGCCTTTCCGGGAGGTCGCCGAGTGCCCGCCCTCCGGGTGCCTGTACTGCGAGGAGAACACGGAGACCACGCGCGCCCACGGTACGCTGGCCCTCTGCGGCAACGAGAAGATGGGCAAGGCCAAGGCCCTACGTTCGCCCGACTACAAGCAGCCTGTCTACCAAATCCGCCTTGACCGCTGAGGACACCATGGCGAGCGGCGACACGACCATCGACGTAGGCATCCACGTTACTACTAGCGACCCACTGGCGAAGGTCCGTGGCGCGCTTCAGCTGTACCACGCCAGGCTACAAGAAGCGGCTGAAGCTCAGCGGGCCTTCACCCGGGAGCTTCAGTTGCTAGACGACGGTCTGCGCGAATTGCGCCGGCAATACCACGAAATGGAGGACAAGAAATGAACGGACCAAGACTCATCAACGTCCGGGGCTGCAACGGCTCCGGGAAAACGCACCTGCTGCGGAGCCTCGTGGGGCGCGTCCCGCCCCACGTCGAGCAGTACGCGGTGAAGGACCACAAGCCCATCCCCGTGACCTACGTGGAGCTGGACCTGGGCGAGGGCCTGCTGGCCATCGTCGGGGACTACTCCAAGCCCGGGTGCGCCGGGCTCGACCGGGTCAGGACCCAGGCCGCCGCCAAGGAGGTCATCGAGGTCGCCGCCATCGTCAAGGACGTGCGCGCGGTCCTGTTCGAGGGCGTGCTGGTCGCAACCATCTTCGACCCGTGGCTCCAGTGGTCGCGGAAGATGGGCGGGATGACCTGGGCGTTCTTGGACACGCCTATTGACGTCTGCCTCGCCCGCATCCAGGCCAGGAACGGCGGCACCCCCATCAAAGAGGAACAGGTGCGCGCCAAGCACCGGACCATCGCCAACGTGCGGCGGAAGGCCCAGCTGGCGGGCGAGCGGGTGCTGGACCTCCCCTGGGAACTTGCCGAGGAATGCCTGCTGGGCGACATCTACGGGACTGTGCTGAGGGTGAGTTATGAAGGTTGCTGACTACCCCACCACGGAGATACCGGGTGACCGATTCGTTGCCAATGTGTCGGAATTGGCGAGGTTCATGGAAGAGCGCCACCGTATCTATCTCCGCCGAAGTTCGGGCCAGCCTGGCCCCTGGACTCAGGACCCCATCCTACGTGACAACCGCTTCTGTAACATCTTCCGCGAGCTGGACCGGGTGACCATCTGGGTGCGGGAGAACATCCGCGAGCCCTTCGCGTCCCACGACCACCTCTGGTTCATGCTCGCCATCGCGCGGTACATCAACTGGCCGCCGACGCTGAAGGCGCTCATGGAGCGGCGCGGGTGCTGGCCCAGTGACCACAGCTTCGCCCCGGGGCAGATGACGAGCGTGCTGGAGGACCTGGCGGCCAACAGCGACAAGGTCTATACCGGCGCGTACATGATCCGCGCCGAGTCAGACCCCAGGACCCCCTGGTACACCTGGTCCAAGCACAAGTACATCGCCGAGGTCGTGCTGGGGAAGCTCTGGCGGGACCGGGACGCGCTCGCGTTCAGCCTCGCCTCGGTGCCGACCCTCCAGGCGTCCTGGGCGCTGCTCGCGGAGAGCCGCGAGTACACGGGCTGGGGACCCTTCATGTCTTACGAGTGGGTCACGGACCTCCGCCACACGCGCTACCTGCGCGACGCCCAGGACATCTACACGTGGGCGAACGCGGGTCCCGGTGCCGTCCGTGGGCTCAATCGACTCCACGGCCGTTTCGTGGGCGTCCACATCCGGCCGTCCCAGACATGCAAGGAGATGACCGAGCTGCTCTACTGCCTCAACCACATTGATGACCGGTCCTTCTGTGCCGTGTTCGGAGGCATCGGCCTCCGCTTCGAGATGCGCGACGTGGAGCACGCGCTTTGCGAGTTTGACAAGTACCAGCGCATCAAACTCGGGCAGGGCAGGATGCGCGCCAAGTACAACTGGAGGAAGGCGGAACCGCTATGATGGTCTTCAACACGCGCAACGTCCAGCGCATCTTCCCCTTCGCGGTCCAGCAATTGCTGAGCACGGGCGTGCGTCGGCAGTCACGCAACGGCCCGGTCCTGGTGTTCCCCCGCCCTGTCTCGACGGTCTACGCGAGGCCAGTGGAACGGGTGCTGTTCCACCCGGAGCGCAACGCCAACCCGTTCTTCCACCTCGCAGAGGCCCTCTGGATGCTCGCCGGCCGCAATGACGTGGAGTTCATCACCAAGTACGTGGACCGCATGCGGAGCTACTCGGACGACGGGCAGACGTTCCACGGGGCCTACGGGCATCGGTGGCGCAAGCACTTCGGGCAAGATCAACTGAACGGCATCATCGAGGCCCTACAGAAGGACCCAGACGACCGGCGCCAGGTTCTTACGATGTGGGACCCCGAGGTTGACCTGGGGCGCTCAGGGCGCGACGTTCCCTGCAACACGCAGGCGTACTTCCAAGTTGGCTGCGATGGACGGCTCAACATGCTCGTCACAAACCGTTCCAACGACATCATCTGGGGCGCCTACGGCGCCAACGCGGTCCACTTCTCCATCCTCCACGAGTACATGGCCCGCTGCATCGGTGTTGGGCAGGGTACCTACACCCAGGTGTCGATGAACTTCCACGCCTACGTGGACGTGCTCGACAAGGTCAAGGAGGTCAAGAACCCCTACCACGACCCCTACGCGGACACGACTGGGGCGGGCTACCACCAGGACCCGGTGCGGCCCTTCCCCCTGGTGTCCACCTCGCGCGCCGTCTGGGAGGCGGACCTTCAGCGGTACATGGGAGATGGACCCAAGTCCACCCTCGACTACCAGGACCCGTTCTTCAGACTCATCGCAGCACCGATGGCGGCGGCCTACTCGGCGCACAAGAACAAGGACCCAGAGATGGCGCTGGGGTTTGTTCGCTCAATGCCCCCCGACAACGACTGGCGCCTGGCCTGCCTCCAGTGGCTGGAGCGCCGCTACAACAAGGAGGGTAAGTGATGGTCTCGGTCGAGAAGCAAGTTCAGGCGACGCGAGAGGGCGGTGCCGTCCAGCGCTGCCACGTCATCCGCCACCACCGGGCATACGACGTTGCCCAGCACACGTTCGGGGCGGTCAACCTCTTGTTGCTGCTCCACCCAGGGCCATCGGTGCGCCTCATCAAGGCGGTCCAGTGGCACGACATCGCGGAGCGGTGGACGGGTGACGTACCAGCCACGGCCAAGTGGATGTGCCCGGCGCTGCGCGAGGCCCTCCGCCTCCTGGAGGAGCCCCTCATGCGGATGTTCGGGCTACACCAAGAGCTGGACCTAGATGATCAGCGGTGGCTTGCCGCCGTGGACATCTTGGAACTATGGCTCTGGGCCCGCGAGAACCGAGATGAACCTCACCCCAAGCAGATAATGGAGGCCTGCGAGAAGTACATTGTCGCGAGGCGTATCACGGGTGAGCTACCAGAAGAGGCCTGGGACTTCTACTTGGCGATGGCCACTGTACCGCCGCACCGCCTTCTGCCAGACACGTTCGATGGACTTGTTCCGGCTTAGCCGTGACTGGCGAACTGACCCCGCCTTGCGCGAGTGCGCTGACGACACTGTTGAGGACTTGGCCAAGCGACTTGTCAAGATCCATCAGTACCTGATGAGTTCAGACAGTGGCCCCCTCGGCTATCTGTACCAGCAACAAGTAAGGATCAACAAGGAATTGAAGGAGAAGCTAGCATGTCCACCCCCACCACCATCCGCAACCCCAATGATCTCCAAGTAGGCGGGACCCACTACCGGAGCAGCATCCAGCACTGGGACTTCGTGGAGCTCAACGGGCTTGGCTACTTGGAGGGCTGCGCCACCAAGTACGTCGCGAGGGCGCACAAGAAGCACGTGTCGCCCCGCGAGGACCTGGAGAAGGCGGCCCACTACGTCCAGAAGCTCCGCGACCTCTACGGCCGGGGGCTCCGCGAGCCCAACCGCTTCAAGAACCGCATCAGCGTGGAGGACTTCTGCGAGGCCAACAAGCTCATCCCCACCGAGTCTCGCGTCATCCAGCTCCTCGCCTACTGGTGCAAGGACCTGGACTTGGAGCTGGCCCACGCCATCATCCTCAGGATGATCGAGAAGCTCCCGAAGTAGTACAGCGCGATGCAACCATGCTTATCCGGTTCACACACCCCACTGAATTGACAGGAGAACACAAATGATTTGCGATCAGTTCTGCGTTTGCGAACGGTGCTCGATGGCCAAAGGGCTGGAACACCGACAAGCGGACATGGCGAACATCAAGCGACGAGTCGCCAAGGACATCTTCCTGGGCCTCTGTTACGGGATGGACGGCGCGAAGCTCTGCGACCAGCTGGGCCTCCCGACCCGGACGGTGGTGCGCTCGCCCAGGGGCGTGGTCTATGACGTGGACTCGCCCGAGGGGCGGCAGCTACTGGCGGACGGCGCGCGGCGCTTCCGGGCGGCCGGCATTGAGGGCCAGGCCCTCCTAGACAAGTTTGACGCTGCGGTCCCGTTCATTCGCAAGCAGTGTCCAAATGGGCGTTAACCGGATAAGCATGCGTGCAACTGCCACTGTTCGACATACCCTGCCCCTGGACCCCGCCTGACCTCGGCTCCCTCCCCTCCTGGGCCGGGGCCAAGCGAGTCGCGTTTGACTGTGAGACGCGGGACCCCTCGCTTCAGAAGCTGGGACCGGGGGCAGGGCGGCGGCCTGACTCGTACATCGTGGGCTTCTGCTTCGCCATCGAGGACGGCCCAGCGGCCTACCTCCCCATCCGCCACGCGGGCGGGGACAACCTCCCCGCCGAGGCCGTCTTGCGCTACGTCCGGGACCAGGCCAAGGTCTTTGAGGGGGACCTCGTGGGGGCCAACCTCGGCTATGACCTCGACTTCAGCGCTGGCGAGGGCATCGAGTTCACCAAGGTCCGGCGCTTCCGGGACGTCCAGATTGCGGACCCGCTCATCTATGAGCTCCACGACAAGTACGGCCTGGACGACATCGCCAAGCGCTGGGGCCTGGAGGGGAAGCACGACCAGCTACTGAACCAGGCCCTGGGCAACTACGGCCTGAAGGTCGATAGCCGGCGGGACCTCTGGAAGCTCCCTGGGCGCTTCGTGGGGGAGTATGGTGAGTACGACGCCCGGCTGCCCCTCGCCGTGCTCCGGCGCCAGGAGCGGGTGCTGGAGGACGAGGACCTCTGGCGCGTGTACGAGCTAGAGTCGCAGCTGCTCCCCATCCTCACCAGGATGCGGCGGCGCGGCGTCCGGGTCAACCTGGAGCGGCTCGCCAAGATAGAGCAGTGGGCGTGGAAGGAGGAGGCGGGTCAACTCGCGTTCATCAAGGACCAGACGGGCGTCAACATCGCGGTCGGCGACGTCTGGAAGCCCGAGGTGCTAGCCCCGGCGCTCCACGCCATCGGCTTCACGCCCGGGAGCACCTCCCAGGGCAAGCCCAACATCGACAAGGCGGTGCTGAAGAGCATCAACCACCCAGTAGCGGTCGCGCTCTCTAGGGCGCGGAAGGTCAACAAGCTCCGCACGACGTTCGTGGGGTCCATCCGCGAGCACATCACCAGCGACGGCCGCATCCACTGTACCTACAACCAGGTGCGGCGCCAGCGGGAAGAGGCGGACGACACCGAGGGCGCCGCCTACGGCCGGCTGTCCTGCGTCAACCCCAACCTCCAGCAGCAGCCCTCCCGGGATGACTTCGCCCCGATGTGGCGGGCGGTCTACCTCCCGGAGGACGGCGACCTCTGGGCGGCCTGCGACTACAGCCAGCAGGAGCCCAGGATGGCGGTCCACTACTCGTGCCTTGCCGGCGAGGCAGGCCTCATCCCCCACTTCGCCCACCTGAAGGCCATCGAGGCCCGGGACAAGTACCGGACGGACCCTAACACGGACAATCACCAGATGATGGCGGACATGGCGAACATCAAGCGACGAGTCGCCAAGGACATCTTCCTGGGCCTCTGTTACGGGATGGGCGGCGCGAAGCTCTGCGACCAGCTGGGCCTCCCGACCCGGACGGTAGTGCGCTCGCCCCAGGGCGTGGTCTATGACGTGGACTCGCCCGAGGGCAAGCGGCTGCTGGCGGACGGCGGGCGCCGCTTCCGGGCGGCCGGGGTCGAGGGCCAGCTGCTCCTGGACAAGTTCGACGCCGCCGTGCCATTCATCCGCAAGCTCGCCTGGGCGGCGGAGCGGCGGGCCAAGGCGGTCGGCTATGTGGTGACCCTCTCTGGGCGCCGCTGCCACTTCCCCAAGGACCCCTCGGGCAACTACGACTGGACGCACAAGGCCCTCAACCGCATCATCCAGGGCTCCTCCGGCGACCAGATGAAGTGGGCGATGGTCGCGCTGGAGTCGGCCGGCCACACGATGATAATCCAGGTCCACGATGAGACCGGCATCTCCGCCCGAGACGAGGCCCACGCCAAGGCGGCGGCCCAGGTCATGCTCGACTGCTGCCCGCTGGAGGTCCCTTCCAAGGTGGACGTTGAGATGGGCGAGTCCTGGGGCGGCTCGATGGGCTGGAGGGAGGCCGCGTGACCCGCGACGAAGAGCACAAGCGCATTTTGAAGAAGTGGGAGAAGCTATGTATGACGCAAACGAGTACACTGAAGAGTATCCTGGGACAGTCCAGCAAGAAACGGACAAAGCGAAGCTCGTTGACTTCGGAGGGGACAAGCCCGTCTGGGTCCCTAGGTCAGTCATCAAGGGCGAGGCCCCGGAGGGCCAAGCGACCCTCTTCACCCTACCCGTCTGGTTTGCCGTGAGGGAGGGCCTCGAATAAGCCTCCTGCTATCGCCGTTGTCTGAACTATACTTCTACGGCCGCTTACCGAAAGGCTCTTGTTGTGCCATCTGAGAAATCTATGTGGGATGCGTTGCGCCCCCTCCTGAGAGGACTGGACCCCGTGCGAGTGGAGAACCTCGTACAGGCCGGGACGCCTGACGTCAACTACACGCGTGGCTGGATTGAGCTCAAGTATGCGCCCCGCTGGCCGGTTCGACCAGACACGCCGCTCAAGCTGGACCACTTCACCAATGAACAACGGGTGTGGCTCACCAGAAGGTGCGCGGCAGGGGGCCGCGCCTTCCTGGTGCTGAAGGTCGGGGATGAGTGGCTGCTGTTCAACGGACGGGTGGCCGCTGAGTGGGTTGGTCGAGTTGACCGCCACCAACTCTGTCTGCTGGCGACCGCCCACTGGCCCCAGAAGCCTACCACCCAAGAGCTACGAAAATGGATTTGACAGACCTCACGTATGGCGAGCGTCTCCTGCTGAGCCGCCTCCGCCAGGGAAAGACTCAAGTGGAGATGGCCCAGATCTTCAACGTCTCGGTGGACAAGTACAGGTCCTGGGAGACGGACACGGCCGGCGCCGCTCCCCGCGCCACCCTACGGCGGGTGCGCCCCCACGAGGCCTGCCGCCTCCGCCGCCTGCGGGCGGGCAAGACCCAGCGCGAGGTCGCCCAGGCCATGGGCATCTCCCGGCTCTGGGTCCATAAGATGGAGCGCGGGGAAGCCCCTGTTCGTCGGCTCGCTAGCTTCTGGGGCCTTCCATGACCTGGTACGGTGATGACTTCACGAAGCCCTCGCCCATCCCCGACCACGACACCGAAGCCGCCCTCCACTTCCTACGGAAATGGTGCCCGGAGGGTCCCTGGGTCCTCACCTCAATAGTCCCTGACGGCAAGACCACCACGGCGACGTTCGCCGCCGACCAGTGGCAGGCGGCGGCGACGTGGCTGGACGAGCGACAGGGCAAGGAAAACATCTACTTCCACGTCAACCCGACCCTCCGGGCGCTCACGAACAAGGCCTCCAAGGAGGACATCGCGCGCCTGGCCTACCTCCACGTGGACCTCGACCCCCGGGCGGGCGAGGACATCACGGCGGAGCGCGAGAGGGCGCTGAAGCTCCTCCAGGGCTACCGGCTCCACCCGACAGCCATCGTGGACTCGGGCGGCGGCTACCAGGGCTTCTGGCGGCTCCTGGCCTCCGAGAAGCTGGAGACCCACGGGAAGGTAGAGCGCGCCCAGGACCTGGAGCGGTACAACATCCAGCTGGAGCACGAGTTTGGCGCCGACCACTGCCACAACATCGACCGCATCATGCGCCTCCCGGGGACCATCAACCTCCCCAACCTACGGAAGCGCAAGAAGGGGCGCAAGCCGGCGCTCGCGACGCTGGTGGAGTGGAACGATGGCGTGGTCTACCCCATCGAGGCCTTCACGGCGGCGCCCCGGGTCCAGTCCACGGTCGGCGACTGCGGCCTGCCCTCGGGCCACCCCAAGGTCTCCGTCCCGGGCAACGTCCCCGCGGTAGGCTGCGAGGAGCTACAGGACTGGGCGACGAAGAACAACAAGACCATCTCGGACATCACGCTGGCCCTCATCGCGACGGGGCAGGACCCGGTGAACCCCGCCAAGTACCCGAGCCGCAGCGAGGCCCTGTTCAAGGTCTGCTGCGACCTGGTGCGCGCCGAGGTCCCTGACGAGATGATCTTTGCGGTCATCACCGGCCCCAACGAGATTGCCTCCTCGGTCCACGACAAGCCCAACTCAACGCAGTACGCCCTCCGCCAGATAGAGCGCGCCAAGGAGGAGGTCATTGACCCCATCCTGCGCCAGTTCAACGAGAAGCACGCGGTCATCGCCGACATCGGGGGCAAGTGCCGCATCATCTCCGAGGTCTTTGACGCGGGCCTCGGCCGCTCCCGCATCTCCAAGCAGAGCTTCGAGGACTTCCGCAACCGCTACCGCCACATCAAGGTCGTCCTGGGCGTCGGCGAGGGCGGCGTGCCCATCACGAAGGCGGCCGGGGCCTTCTGGATTGACCACGAGCTACGCCGCCAATATGAGACCATCGTGTTCTCTCCTGGGCAGGAGACCAATGGGGCCTACAACCTCTGGCGGGGCTTCGCCTGCGACAGCCTCCCGGGGGACAAGCACGAGGCCTTCCTGGGCCACGTCCGGGAGAACATCTGCGGGGGCAACGGCGAGCACTTCGAGTACCTGGTCAGCTGGATGGCCCGCTGCGTCCAGCACCCGGACAGCCCAGGGGAGGTCGCGGTGGTCCTGCGGGGCAAGCGCGGCACGGGCAAGAGCTTCTTCGCCCGGGTATTCGGCCGCCTCTGGGGCAGCCACTTCCTGCCGGTCTCCGACTCCAAGCACCTGGTGGGCTCCTTCAACTCCCACCTGCGGGACGCGGTGGTGGTGTTCGGTGACGAGGCCTTCTTTGCCGGCGACCGGCGCCACGAGTCAGTCCTGAAGACGCTGGTCACGGAGGACACGCTGGTCATCGAGGGCAAGGGCGTGGACGCCGAGCTAGGGCCCAACTACACCCACCTCATCCTCGCCAGCAATGACGCCTGGGTCGTGCCGGCGGGCCTCGATGAGCGCCGGTTCTTCGTCCTAGAGGTCGGCGAGAAGCACAAGCAAGATTTCCCGTACTTCCAGGGCATCAAGGAGAACCTTGACGACGGCGGGCTGGAGAACCTCCTACACTACTTGTTGACCAAGGACGTCACCGAGTTCAACGTCAGGAAGGTCCCCCAGACGACCGCCCTGCTGGACCAGAAGATTTTGTCCATGGACCCGGAGATGGAGTGGATGTACGAGATGCTCTGGGAGGGCCGCGTGCTGAAGAAGGACCAGGACTGGCGCGAGAAGGTCCCCGTGGAGGAGTTGTATGCGGAGTACCTCCAGCGGATGGACCAGCAGCGCCGGCCCTACCGGATGAACCCAACCTCCTTTGGGCGCTTCATCATCCACGTGATGCCCGAGGGCGCGCTGCGGAAGGTCCGTGAGCTCTGCGAGGTCCCCTGGCTCAACCAAGAAACCGGGTTCATGCAGACCCTACGCAAGCGCGCTTACGTGTACTACCTTCCGCCGCTGGACCGCTGCCGGCGGCACTGGGACCAGTTCTTTGGCGGACCATTCGAGTGGCCTGCTATTGAGCCAAGTCAACCTCCCCTACACGAATCGGCTCAACAACCTTTCTAGGAAAAAAGTGCTCGTTGGGACTAGACGCGGTGATCTTGGTTGGAGTATACTTCTTAGTCAGAAAAGGAGAACCACCCAATGATCATCTTCCAGAACCCCGGAGTCATCTCGCGCAAGTCCATCACCGCGTTCGGCGTCTCGTCCAAGGAGAAGGCTGGCGCCATCGGGTACTTCGGGACCGGCCTGAAGTACGCCATCGCCATCCTCCTGCGCCACGGCCAGAAGGTGACCGTGTTCGCGGGTACGGACAAGCTGACCTTCGGGACCAAGAAGAGTCGCGTGCGCGTCGATGACTTCGAGTTCGTCACCATGAACGGGCGGACCCTCGACTTCACCACCGAGGTCGGGAAGAATTGGGAGCTTTGGGCGGCCTTCCGTGAGCTCTGGTGCAACTGCATGGACGAGGGCGGCGCGGCCTCTCGCTCGTTCAGCATCGCCGACATCGGCGACCCCGCCGGCAAGACGACGGTGGTGGTGGAGGGCGACGCCTTCGACCGGCTCTGGGACTCCCGGGCCAACATCGTCCTCCAGACCCAGCCCATCGCCAAGACGGACGCGCTCTGGGTCCACCCGGGCGAGTCCCACCACATCTACTACCGGGGCGTGCGGGTGATGGAGCTCAGCGCGCCCTCCCTCTACACGTACAACATCCAGGAGACCACGACCCTGACCGAGGACCGCACGCTGATGTATCCCTGGATGGCAGGCTACTCGGTCAAGCAGGGCATCGAGGCGATGGACAACCGCGAGGTCATCCTCAAGGTCGTGACGGCCGACCGCGACCGCTTCGAGCACAGCCTGAGCTTCGACGGGACCCCCGGCCCGGACTTCCTGGCAGTGGTGGAGCCGCTCGCGATGAGCTTCGACTCCCAGGTCAACCAGTCGGCGGTGGCCTGCTGCCGGACCAAGCTCAACCAGCGGATGAAGGCCCAGCAGAAGGAGCTGCCCCCGCTGGACGCGCGCCGGCTGGACAAGGCGGTGGCCTTCTGCAAGGCGCTGGGCTACAAGGTCGATGAGTTCCCCATCGTGGTCTCCGAGTTCATCGGCAAGGAGGTCCTGGGCGCCGCCGAGGACGGGACCATCTTCATCAGCCAGCGCGCCCTGATGCAGGGCACCAAGGTGGTCGCGGGCACGCTCCTGGAGGAGTGGATTCACCTCAAGCACAAGTACACCGACGAGTCCCGAGGGATGCAGAATTGGCTGCTGGACGCGCTGGTGTCCCTGGGCGAGCAGCTGACGGGGGAGCCGCTGTGAACCTGGAGCTACAGTACAAGGTCAGGGCGGAGGCCCTCCGTGACGCGCTCTACCAGCTGGGGAGCGCCGGGGTGCTGCGCTTCCTACGGGACCACCCAGCGGAGGCCAGGGCGCTCCGCACCCTGCTCCAGCAAGCGAAGCAGCCAGAGCGGGTGAAGAAGGTGCGGCGGTGAGGATACCCCTGCTCCAGCGCCTCCGCCAGGCCCTCTCTGCGGCCTGGGCGGAGGTTGTCCAGGACGTCCCGCCCTGGCTGGACGCCTGCGAGACTTGTCGAGAACCCTACTGTAACACGTCAACGTACCTGAAGTGCGAGAAGAGGACCAATGCGAGAGACACAACAGACAATCGTGGACTGGGCCAACGAGACGTTCAACAACCCCCGGCTGATCTGCGTGGCGACCCGGATGATGTGCGAGGTCGCCGAGCTACTGGAGTTGTTGACCTCTAGCGCAACAACCGAGGACATCTGGGACGAGTGCGCAGACATCGGCGTGATGCTCGCCCAGGTCGCGCTCCGCGTGGGGGTGGAGCTCAGCGAGGTGGTCCTGCCCCCGGGGACGACGATGGCCCCGGCCCGGGTCCTGGCGGTGGAGCTCAACGCTGAGCTGGCGCGGCTCACGGCGGAGGTCGCGGGCCTCTCGGGCTGCGAGCCCCTCAGCACCCCGGCCCTGCGCGCCAGCGCGGCCAAGGCGGTGGTGCTCCTCTGGGACCTCGCCCGGAGGCTGGACGCCCCTGAGCTGTGGGGCCTCATCGAGAAGAAGATGGACAAGAACCGGAAGCGGACCTGGGCCCAGCAGTCCCCAGGCGTCTTCCAGCACGCAACGGAGGGACAATGAGCCAAGTATCCGTCAAGATTGGCCGCGACGAGAGCGGCGAGAAGTACGTCATTGAGGTGGCCGTGTACTCGAACAAGCCCAGCATGTCCGGGAAGCTCATGGCCAAGGCCGAGGTGGACCCGGGCCAGTCGCGGGACAGCAACGCGCTGACCCAGCTCATCTACACGGCCGGGGCCGCCTGCGCGGAGCACCTCTGCGAGAAGTACCAGGAGAACCACGACCCCTCCACCTGCGGCGCGGAGGCGGTCAAGGACTTCCTGCGCGAGGCCGCGCTGATGAAGGAGATGGGCCAGGGCTTCGCGGCCAAGCTCGCCTCGCTGCTCGCCCGACCGCTGGTGCCCCTGGAGCGCCAGCGCGTGGAGCGGCTCGCCTTCCTGGCGAAGCGCGGGGCAGACCCGACGCGCGAGGACAACGCCTGGGTCAACGGCATCCTCGCGCGCCACAGCCGGAGGCGGCCGGCATGAAGGGCCTATTCGCCAAGCCCCGGCTGGCGAGGGAGTGCACCGCGAAGGAGCAAATGGCCCTCTGGGTCCAGGGGGAGTCGGTCCACCGGCTCAGCGAGGACGGGGGCACCTGCGTCCCGGACTTCTCCTGCTGTGAGCCCTCCTTCGCCTCGCCCCTAGACGAGCGCAGGGCCTTTGCCGCTGGCTCCCCGCTGGTGCGGGACAGGCTCCTGGCCTCCTACCTCCAGCGGGCCATCGACCTCTACGCGGAGCGGCAGGGGCGTGAGGCCCCCAGGGTGGTGGTCGTCTCGGACGCGCTGGAGCCTCGGGGCAAGCCGTCATGAACCGCGTGCTCGTCATCGGGGAGTCCAACCCCTACGGTCACAACCCAGCGATGGCCCTCTACCACCTACCCCGAGGGGCGAGCGGCGACCGCCTGCGGCGCATCCTCGGGATGACCGATGCCGACTACACGGACCAGCTAGACAAGGTCAACCTCGTCACCGGCCCGTGGGTCAACGCTTGGGCCCGGAAGGCAGCGGAGGTGCTGCTGGAGCGCGACAAGCACGAGGTCCTCATCCTCCTGGGCACCAAGGTCCGGGCCGCCTTCCGGGGGCCGGCGCCCTTCACCACCGAGCGGAGGCCCGGGGGCAGCTGCTGGGTCGGCCTCCCGCACCCGAGCGGCCTCAGCCGCTGCTGGAACGATGTAGAAACCTGGTACCGTGCGCGGCGAGTTGTAGGAGGAGTCGCCCCGTGGCTGACGATACCCGTGACGTGAACCCCGAAGGGAGGTGAGACCGTGCCGAAGAAGACGACCAAGATGCCGAAGCCGAAGAAGGCCTGCAAGGGCGGGCGGAAGAGGTAGGCTGCCGTGGTGACCCTGCTCTGCCTCATCCTACTCGCGCTGACCCTGACGCTCCGCAGGGGCGTCGGGCCACCGAGTGGAGGCCCCCGGAGGGCAGCAGCCGTGGCGGGTGACGCCGCGACCGCTGCCCCGAGGTGGAGCTCACCCGGTAGCCGATACGACGGTGGTGACCCTGGGTTCGAGACCCGGTAAGTTACCCCAAAAAGACCGCCGACGGTGGCCCTAGACCAGCGTCGGCGGTCTTGTTTTTCCTCAAGGGTTTCGCGGAGTTAGAAAATAGTTTACTTTTCCAGTAGACTTCTCGACAGGGAGGAGTAGAGTTGTTCTTGTTCGTCGGGAACGGCGGACGGAGAAAAGGAGAACGAAAAATGCTAGCTCTCACCATCGCAGTCGCGCTCTACTGGCTCTCGCACGAGGTCTTCTAGCCATGGCGACCAACCGGCTGAAGTGGGAAGTTGAACCGACCGACTACGGGACCTTCGCCATCGTCACCGCGTCGGGGTCCCCGGTGCTGCTGAACGGCAGCTACAAGACCTATCCGACGCAGGAGGCGGCCGAGCAGGCCATCTCCGCCGAGGTCGCCAAGCGGGACCGACGCAACGCGGCGTCACGCGGTAGGGGCGCGCTCTTGCGCAGCCTCGGGCTGAAGCGCAACCTCGATGGGTCGTGGGAGTAGGGCCGTGACTCCCCTCCGCCAAGCCGTCATCCGCATCGTGAACCGGGCCAAGCGCATCCCGACCCTTCATCAGGTCCGCGCCGCCCTCGCCCAGGTGGGCTTCGAGTACACCTCCGAGGCCTCGCTGCGCCACCACCTCACCCAGGAGGGTTTCGACCTACTGGACTGCCCCCCGGCCGATAGCCGGCCACCCCGCACGCTCGTCTACCCCAAGATGCCCCCGGAGGCCCCATGACCCTCAAGCCCAACCTTGTCGAGCTCATCCGCTACCAGGGCGGCCTCGCCCTGGTCGAGCACTACCCAGAGACCCCCACCCGCCTCGCGCAGTCCCGCCGCGTGGCGCACTACTACGCTGACCTGGCCTCCCGCCGCGCAGCCGTCGCGGAGGGCAAGGCCCGTGCCAAGAAGTACGGCTGCCCCTTCCAGGAGAACACGTGATGACTACCAAAACCAAGACACTGACCGGCACCGAATCCGCGACCCTGCACGACTCGGCCAGCGCGACCCTGCACGGCTCGGCCAGCGCGGACCTGCGCGGCTCGGCCAGCGCGACCCTGCACGACTCGGCCAGCGCGGCCCTGCACGGCTCGGCCAGCGCTAACGCGCACGGCTACGCCACCGTGACCACCTACTCGCCGCGCTGCCGCGTCACCCTCCATGACGAGGCGGTCTGGATTGACCGCTCTGGTAAGCGGGTGGTGGTTCGCACGGCGCATGATACCGAGTAGGAGGAAAAACAACGACAATGAAGAAATTGTACGTGGTGACCGTTGGTCGAGCGAACCTGGGCGAAATGGACGAGTGGTCAAGGCACCGGACGTTGTCCGCTGCACAAAAAGAAGCCACGAAAATGGCCTCTGTAGGCCATCGCCGTGTAGCATCCAACGCTCCACAGTTTTCGGCCATTTGGCGTCAAAGTGATTGGGAAAGTGACGGCTCTCGTCCGGTCCAACCTGTCGAGGCATACGAACCTTCGCACGGCGCATGATACCAAGTAGGAGGACACCATGACGACAAGACACGCAAAGCAATACAGACAGTACATCCGCCAGGCCGCTGGAGTACCGCACTGGCTGAGGGGGGTGGAGGTCCGTCTGGCTGAGGGCAGTGACGATCCAACGCTGAGGAAGTTCTGCGGGGGCTGGTACACCCGGGGCGGGACCCCAGTCAGGCACCACTCCGCGTATGCTCGGAAGGGCTGGAGCAACCTGGTCTACAAAGCAGCCGAAGACCGGACCCACGTCCAGGTGTCGGCGGGCTGGCTCGCGGCCCACCACATCCCGGCGGAGGCGCTGGTGGTGGGGCTATGATGAACGCCCCGCTGTACTGGGTGACCGCTGGTACAGCCGGGATGACGTGGCCCGCTTCCCGACCGAGGCGGAGGCCCTAGCTGCCGCCGACCGGGCGCCGCGTCGGGAGGGCGGGAGGGTCTCCGCCATCCCCGCCTAGAGGTAGTGGCGACGCGGCGCGAAAAGGTTGGTGAAAAAGCCCTGGGGTTTCGCGGGGTTAGAAAATAGTATACTTTTTACTTTACTTTACTTCGGGAGAGAGTAGGATTGTTCTTGTCGGCCGGGAACGGCAGACGAAAGAAAAGGGGATTGCCTACCTGACGCATGCCGCGAAGGGACACGCCAACGTGGCAGAATTCTTGCAGCAATTCTGGGAATGATTTGCTCAAGAAAAGCGTCTAAGGTTCAGCGCGAATCAACCGATGGCGGCCCCTAGCACACGAAAACCGATTTGCCAAATAAAAAACTTGACATTGACGCGCTCTGACTACACTATTCGACCAACATTGGGTTTCGACGAAAGGGAGAGGAATGCCTACACTGGTGCATAACGTTGTGCGTCGAGTGGCTCCGGTAAAGCGGGACCCGCGCGTGACGCAGTATGCCCGCAAGCTGGACGCCGCCCTATCCACCGGCAATGTCATGTTGCACCGAGGACTGGTCGCCAGGAAGGAAGATGTCGACCGTCTCCGTGCACTCGTCCTGAAGATCCGTTTCTAGGCTTTCACTTTGGCCCAAGAGAGCCAAATACTCTCGACGCGTGGCCCGTCGAGCGAGGGAAAGCTTGACGTCGATGCGGTGGCTAGGGAGTTCTCCGCCACCGAAGACCGGCTGAAACAAACGGAGAGGCGCACAAAAGAAAACGTCGATTCGGTTATCAACGAATTGCGTTATGCCTCCTGCCATCTTCTACGCGCTCTGTGCCCCGAGATCGATCAGTCTTCGCAGCCCGACGAGGATGTGCATCACGCACCACCGCGTCCAGGGGAAGATCCGCAGAAACTAGAGATTAGGAGGGCGATCGATCATTGTCGGCGCGGAAGATACGACGCCGTTGAATATGACACGATGACCTGCCTCCTGGAGTTGGACCTATTCAAGAACGACTATCGTTTCGTCCTTGGGGACGATGTGCCAGGGCTCCCAGCGGCCTTGAAGGTTGCCCGGATCGCTCAACGTCTGGTTGAAGACGGCAAGGAGCCGACGAGACACAAGCGGCGCGAGAACGGCTTGGACGAATTGGAGCAGGAATGCAATTCGCTGACCGAGGCCTACCGCGGGCTTGATGACCTACGGCCGGTTCTGAATGCCAAGAGATTCAAGAATAGACTTGTTCTCGTAGGGGTATTTGGGGCCTGCGCTGGGGCCGCAGCGGCCATAGCCAAGCTCTTTATGGGTTCTTGAGGGGCCTACCCGCCAAGCTTGTGGCTCTGCTCGACCGCGTGCCAGCCAGCCAGCCGAAGCCACGCCGACAACGTCAGGTGCTCCCGCTCGGCGGCCTCTGTGAACTTGGCCTTCTCCTCGGCGGTCAGCCGTATCTGAAGCGGTACGTCACGTCCCTTGTCCTTGGCCTTCGGCTTTGGTGCCATGCACTAAGAATATACGATGCATGTCGTTTGTCAATACGATTCCCCTTGACGGTCATGTCATGAGGTTGTATATACATATTCATGACGAACACGATGCTGGCTGGCCTCGACAAGCTGACCTTCGTGGAGATGGTGACCCGCTTCCCGAACGAAGAATCGGCCATCGCCTTCCTGGAAGCCGCGCGCTGGGCCGACGGCGCTTCCTGCTCGCGCTGCGGATGCACGGACGTCGGCCGCATCGCCACGAAGCGCGCCCGCCCGATCTGGTACTGCTCGGGATGCAGGAAGCAGTTCAGCGTGACCACGGGGACCGTCATGGAGGACACCAAGATCGGTCTGCACAAGTGGCTTCTCGCGATCCACCTCATGTGCGCCAGCAAGAAAGGCGTCAGCGCGCTCCAGGTTCACCGCATGTTGGGCATCGCGCCCCGCTCGGCTTGGCACCTCTGCCACCGCATCCGCTCGGCCATGACGAACCTGGACACGCCGGTTCTCTCGGGCACCGTGGAAGCCGACGAGCTTTACATCGGCGGATGCCGTCGCGGTCAGGGCCGCGCCTTCCGCAAGAACAAGACCCCGATGCTGACCGTCGTGGAGCGAGATGGTCAGGCCCACTCCCACGTTCTCGCGGGACGCGAAGTCAGCCTGCCGGCGGTCACGCGCCTCCTGAGCGAGCATGTCTCCCCGGATGCCGTCCTGAACACGGACGAATCGCCGCTCTACCGCAAGCTCGGCGAGACCTTCGCCGCCCATGACACCGTCAACCACGGCCTCTATCAGTATTCGCGGAATGACATGGTCACGGGCCGCAGGGCCTCGACCAATACCGTCGAGGGGTACTTCGGAAACTTCCGCCGCCAGATCGATGGCATCCACCACCACGTCAGCGTTCGGCACCTGCACCGCTACTCGAACGAGTTCGAGTTCAAGTACAACACCCGCACCATGAAGGACGGCCAGCGCACGGCGCAGGCGGTCCGCCGTCTTGAAAACCGCCGCCTCACGCTCTACAAGATCGCGAAGAATGTCCCCTCGTTGCGGGACTAA